TGTATTATCTGTAGTAATTGTTGTGTCTGTTGAACCATTAAAGTTTGATACTTTTATTCCTTCAGTATCAACACCACCATATTTAGCATATATGTTTATCTGAGAAAAATTACTTCCTGTGTTAGTGGTTAAATCAATATAAGCACCTGATGGGAAAAGAGTTTTATCATAGTTACTAATGTTAAATGTATTATTATCATTAAATCTCATAGCACCGAGATTTGATAATGTACCTGCCACAAATGGAGATGTATCAAGTTGGATTCTTTGAACATTCATTGTTCCACTTACACTCAATGCATTTGCAAGACTTGATGTAATATTAACTGAACCTGTGAAATTTGTATCACCAATTACTTGTAATGAACCTGATACACCAACCAATGAACCTGATGTTACATATAAACCTGTTCTTCTATTTGAAGTTCCTGTACCTGTACCTACAGCAAATACTATTTGTTGTGAATCATTTAATGTACTAGCATCGTTATATCTACCAATAAATGCGGTACCACCAACGTTAGTTGCGTGTGATGCAGATACAATTAAGTTCTGACCAAATACAATTGATGATATTAAATGTGTATCCGCACCTATTTGAGATGATGTTATGCTATTAGTTTGACCACCAATAAGATTTGATTGTATTGCTCTTCTATTTGTTGTGTTAGAACCTGATACCCAAACACCATTATTTTGACCTATTACAAGGTTATTTGAAAATCCTAAACCATTATTAGTTGTAGATACTGAACTTGAAACTAAGTTAGTAACTGTAAATGCACCACCAGCAATAATATTATTTATTGCTGTTATTGATGAACTTAAATGACTTAATACTAAACCTGTACTACCAAAATAGTTAGATTGAATTGTTGTTAAAAATGGTAATGCAATATTGTTTGCGGTTGATGTAACAGTACCAACATTTACATTACTATTATAATTTAATGAAGCACTTTGATGATTTATTGTTGTTGACCCATATATTAAATTATTTGATATAGATGGTCCCGTTAATGAACTTGTTGTAAAATTTAAAAATAATCCTGCCTGTAATGCGTTAGTGGATATGGTTGGTCTTAATAATGACGCTGTGTTTAATGTTGGTATTGTTGAACCAACATTACCAGTGCCACCAATATACCCATAACTACCAAACGTAACTATTGTACTTGTTCTATTACCACCACCTAATAATATATTATTACTACCTGATATAACGATTGAACCTGTTTGATTATTAGTAAATAAACCTGAACCAGATGCTGCTGTAACAGTACCAAATATTATGTTGGTTTGTATATCAGGATTAGAACTTGATATATAACCAAATGGTATTGATAAACTACTTGATGTATTTAATTGTGATTGTATTTTTATAATACCATTATTGTCTGTTCCACCAATTAATGAACCTGATATAACTGTATTACCAAGTATTAAACTACCTGTGATTGATTGAGTTGTTGCTATTGAACCTGTTGTAATTACACCTATTGGTGCAACTGATGGTGCATATGATGCAGATACCGCATTCTGTGCTTGTGAGGCTGATATTGCGTTCTGTGCAAAAGATGCCGTTACATTTAATATATTTGTATTTGGATTATATGTAAAATCATTATCAACTTGTAATTGTCCTGTAGTATTAGATGAATCAATAAATGTTACTTTGTGTGGTTGGTTTGCACTTGTGTTCTGAACATATATAACCGATGCACTTAATGCATTGGTTGCGTATGATGCCGATACTGCATTCTCTGCTTGACTTGAACTAATTGCTGTTTGTGCAAATGATGCTGAAGTTGAATTAGTTGATTGTGATGCACTTACCGCATTCTGTGCTTGTGATGCACTTACTGCATTCTGTGCTTGTGATGCACTTACTGCATTAGATGCTTGACTTGAACTTATTGATGTTTGTGCAAAACTTGACGAAATAGAAGTATTTGAGTTTACAGAATGTGATGCACTTAATGCATTGGTTGCAAATGATGCGGTACCTTGTAAGTTACCAAAGAAACCTAATGATGATGTTGTTGCACCTGTAACATTTAAGTTACCTAATGGGATATTAACTACACCATTTAATGTTTGTGTATCACCTGCCTCATCTCCCAATATGTTTGAACCACTTGAGAATATAATAGATGATGTTTGATATACTGTTTGTAAGTAAGTAATTGATGCAGACAATGCTGTGATTGAACCTGTAACAATTAAACTTCCTGATATTGTTTGTAGACCTTGAAATACGTTTGAACCTGTTGTTGCAAATGAACCTGTATTAGTTGTGTCAGGTGCAAAAGATGCTGATAATGCTTGTGTTGCGTATGATGCTGTTCCAAATAAAGAACCTGTAATACCTTGACTTGCAGATATTGGCATACTTGCCGCAATTACATTTGCTGCGGGACTTACATTTAATTTAGTTACACCAGTATTATCTTCAACACTAAATGAGTTACCTCTAAATCTTTGACTAGCACCACTTACATATAATGCATCAGTACCAGCATAAAATATATTTTGTTGACCAATAAAGTTATTTGAACCTGTGGTTGCGTAACTACCTGTTGCATTAATTAATGAATTAACTTTACTATCATTACTACTCGTATATGAATTGAAAGAACCTGTATCTAATTTAGTATTAACTGAACTTGTTGTTGCAAGTCCTGCAATTGTGTTGTTCTGATTTAAATCAGTTAATGCTATGCTTTGCGATACCGCAGCCAGCGATGAAGTAGTAGCATAAGAACCAGTAGCACTAATAAGTGAGTTAACTTTATTGTCATTGCTTGATGTATATGAATTGAATGAAGATGTTAATGTATATGAGTTTAAGGATGATGTGGTTGCAAGTGAACCAGTGATACCCTCAATTGAAGTTAGTCTATTGTTTTGTGCTAAGTCGGTTGTTGCTATTGAACCTGATAATGTTGTTAATGAACTTGTAGTTGCATAACTTCCTGTTGCCGCAATTAATGAATTAACCTTACTATTGTTTGAAGATGTATAGGCATTGAATGATGCGGTACTTACCAATGAACCAGTATCTGCTTGAACAGGTAATCCATTTACAGTAAATGAACCTGAAATATTAACAGATGATGTTGATATTTGGAGAGGTAAGTTATTCCCCAAACCATCCTGAGTGTACTGTAATGTACTAGTAACTCCTGTGGCTGAGTTTGCAAGTTTGATTAATCCCTGATAGGATTCACTTACGTATAAATTAGTTAATTGTCCCATATATAAGTATATATTTGTGTTTGTTTAAGTGTTTTTCCATTTATCATTTACGTCTTTCCATAACTCATTTAATTCTTCCCAAGTTAAATTAGTGAATGGTAATTCAGGAAGTACACAACGATTATAGTCAAATTTCTGTTGGATGCTAAATGTCATTGTCCATCCCCCAAGTATTGTTTCTGTTTCTTCTAACCAAGGTTCAAGTGCTGAATCCCAATCAGCATCGTAGTCAGATAAATATGCGTAACTAAATAAGTCTTTCATAATTTCTAATGTATCTGATAGTACATCTTGTTGATTTGATAAGTCATTCTCAATCCTATCACAACATATAACTTTCCAAGTTACGTGCATATGGTTAGGACTAAGTTTTGCATTATCAGGTACAAAATATAATCTTGGATATAATGGTTCAACCTTTGTTTTTATATCGTTGGTAAGTTGTGTATAATCCCCAAATCCAAAACTTCTAATCTGTGCGTGACCATTAGCAAAACTTCTCCAATCTGATATTACTTGAAAGTAACTTGAGAATGATTCATCTTGTGGGAAACTAAATGTATCGGGAACAACACAAGAGTTATAATCAAATGGTGCAACCATACTAATCTGTAATGTCCATCCACCTAATATTGTTTCAAACCTTTCTTGAAATGGAACTAAGTTAGGTTCCCACTCTCCTTGAATTATACGTGCAAAGTTACCTTGTTGTGCTGTATATGATTGATAGAATATGGTCCAAACATCTTTGGCTGTCTCCATTGTATCAGACATAATATCCTCCAAGTTAGATAAGTCATCTTCAATTCTGTCCATTATGATAATGTCAAAATTATAATGTATCTCATTTTGATTTAATGTGACCTGACCAGGAACCACATACATTCTTTCATACTGTGGTTCCTGTTTTGTTTCAATGTCATTCGTACATTGCGTTATATCTCCGAACCCAAAAGACTTAATCTGTGGATTATGGTAAGCAATACTGCTGAAATAGGTCAATATCTGTTTATAATTTATGTTCATTCCCTAATATTAAATATAAAATTGTTGATAACGTGTTCTGAAATTATCCTTTTTGTTGTGCTTTTTTCTGTAACCTTATTAATTCTTTGTCTTTTTCAATGAGGTAGCTGAGTTGGTTGAGTATTTCAATAACGCTTTTTGTGATAATATCATCGTGTCTTGTAACATCATCAATTGCAACTCTATTGAGAACTGCGAACCATCCAAATGTTTTTTCGAAAGTAGCAACCATAGTTTCTTCCTGTTCCTCCAAGCGAACTTTATCCCATTCCATTCCATCTTCATCCTCTGTATCAAAGATATTGGGGTAAAGTTTGAAAAGTTCTTTGCGAATTGAATAAAAAAAAACTGAGCACCTAAAGCATACTCCACATCTAATTTCTCTTTGAACAATTCGGCTCGTTCTTCCATAGTTTCCTGATTGTATTTCTCAATCGTAAACTTGTGACTTGATTTGGATTTAATGATTGGTCTGTATAAGATTGCTGTAATGATATGAATATAGTCAATCATCTCCTCAGGTTTCTTGGTCATCAATGTATCTAAGTCAGCATACTCACCAAAGCTCATCTTCTTCCATTCAGGAATAAATCCATACTCAATACCATCCAATGTAAACCTATCTGAGAACGCAGGTTTCTCAACAGGGATTAGTTTCATTAACTGATTGGTAATGAATTGTATTTCATCACGAGGTGCAGCATCCAAATCTTTTACATCTGCACCAGTCATTATGTTAATTAACTTTGTTGCAAAGTACTCATCCTCAAATAATCCTTTAATCTTGAATATCTTTACGTAGTTACCAATAGATAAAACGTGTGGTATTTTATATTCAATCCCGTTTAATTCAAATTTTATATTTCTCATATTATGCAAATGCAATGGCATATCGGCCAGTCGATTTTAAATTCTTTATTTCGTAATACATCCTCATCATAAATGCATCAGATAAATCGGGTGATTTACCGAGTATCTTCTTCATCTCATCTTTGGACATTACTGCAACCTTATTATCTTTATCTATATCTTTTAGCTTGACAGCTAATAGTTCTTGTGTTAGTTCGTCAACTACTGATGGTTCCATTATATTAATACTAATCTTACCATCTTTAAATAGTTCAGATAATTTAACATAACATTGGGACTTTAGATTGATGAAGTTCTGTTCGTGTAATGCTTTAGAGTTATTCACAAAGTTGGTTCCTCTAATCTGATCTGCTACTCCACCTCCAACGCCATCACTATCCACAATAACATTCGTAGGATGGATTCCATACATTCTCATTATATCCGTTATTTCGGTAGATAATTCTGTGGTTGATAGTTTGGTATAGACTTTAACTTCTAATGCAACCAGTCCACTCCAAACCACTACTACGGACCTGTCACCACCAAACCTTGCTACGTCAACTGACAGATACTTCTTATCATCTCCTTGTGGAATGTTTTTAAATACCGATGATGATATGTGGTCAAAGTTAAATAGACTATCGTCTTCTTCCATATAATTCCAATCTCCTTCAAGTAGTCTTCGTCTTTGTGCTGGTGGTAATGACCTTAACATCTCAATGTAAGATGGTGGTAAGTGAGGATTGTCTAATGGTAATGCCGGTATGAATGCTTTGTCAACTGTCAAGGTTCCCTGTATATATGGAATGTAAAACTCTTTCTTCAACCATACTTGACCAGGGTTACAAGTCATTAACATCTTTGGTTCTAATTTATACTCTGTTAGTTTAAATCTTATACGTGATTTGAGTATGTTATATGCTAAGTAACTAATCTGTGCTGCTTCATCAATGAAACAAGCTGTAATCTCAATACCTCCTAATGAATCAAAGTTGGGGTCTGATGGTTGGAATTGTAAGTCCTTTAATATAATCTCAGACTTATTGTTAAATGTTATTACATTGGATTGTCCATTGTAGACATAGTGTTCCCCTGATTTTAATCCCATCTGTTGTAGAACCTCAAACAAAGTATTAAGGGTTGTTAGTTTTAATTGTTGTAATACTGTTCTACCAATTAAACATCTAATACCATTATACTTTAAACAAAGTGTTGTAACCCATAGACAACCCAACCAAGACTTTCCTGCACCAGCTGAACCTCCGTATAAAACAATATTCGTTTTATCATCCATCAAGAGTTTCCACGCTTGAGATTGTTTCTTTGTTAGATTAATATCTATTTCCATAATCTATCTTTGGTCATCTGTATATATTGTTCTGATATATCTATCCCAATATAGTCCATATTATTTCTTTGTGCTACCACCCCTGTGGTCCCTGACCCATTGTAACAATCAAGTATTAGTCCACCTTCAGGACAAGAACTTCTTACTATGTTCTCCACTAACTCCTCAGGGAATGGTGCAGGGTGTGGATTGTTCTTCTCCTTATTTATTCTCCATATACTTTTCTTATGTGTAGCAAGGGACTTGTTGAAGTAAGGGATACTATCCCAACTCTTCTTAATCCAAAATATCCATTCAGTTGTTGGTAAGAAATAACTCTTATCTAACTTTGGTGTGTTACCTCTATCCCAAACTATAACTTGTTTAACATTATATTCATACACATATGATGGGTGAATGGTATTATGTTTGTGAAGTATGTCTATGTGGTTATAGAAGATGGACCCTGTGGGTTTAATAACTCTCACCAGTTCATCTAATATTTCCTTTTGAGTACGAATGTACTCCTGAGGTTCTAACGTGTCTGAAAACGTATCGTATGTAATAATACGTTTACCTTTCTGATTCCTGTTCCTCAACCAATAGTTCTTATTGTATGGTGGTGACGTGACAACAAGGTCCACAGAATTACTTTCTATCTTCTTTAACTCCTCTAAACTATCTCCTTGTATTATCTGCATAGTCAAAAACGAAACATTACTAACGTTATTAGTAAATTTTTTTAGTCCTCTGTTATATTAATATTAATTGATATGGGTTGTCCACCTGAAGTTAAATCTATCTTCTTTGGAGATTCCATTCCTAATATCTTTGTTATGTCCCTAAGAACTTCTGATTCAACCCTGCGGTTACCTGATAGTCTACAACGATTTAAAAGGTCATACAGACGATTTAATTGTTCGGATAGTATTTCCTCTTGGTTCTGTGCGTATCGTTCCTTTAAACGGGTCCTAACGTCCTTCCAATAGTTCTCTGCCATCCTGACAGTTATGTTCATTTCCTTTGAGAACTGATTCTTAAACTCATCATATGATTTTTTATCATATAACATTAGTTCAAAAGCACGATTCATTCTCTCCTCGTACTCTAATTCATTTACTTTAGTTTCTTTTGCCATTATAATGATTTTATATAATTTCCAAACTTATTTGCTTGATTTGATGCACATCCACCACAGTTAAACAAAAACTCCTCACCGAATAAGAACATATATACTTTATTTATCATTTCTTTCTTATCCTCCTTTACTCCACCATATGATGTTAGTTCCTCATATGCTAATGTAATTTCTTGTTGGGTTGGTATCCACATCTCATCTATTATTAATTCAGGTAGTTCATTTAGTTCTTCCTTCTTCTTCTTACAAGATGTACATCCCC